TTCATTCTTTAATTTTTTATTTGTTTTAATAATTACAGTATTTACATTTTTTTTATTTAAACAACTTACAAAAAAACGCCTCATATAATTACTATTCATATAATTAATTATAGTATTTTAAAATTAATTATATTTAAAAAAATTTATATTAAAATATTTATTTAGTTTTTTTTGTCTTTTTGACTTTAATCTTTTTTTCATTAATGAATTCATTATAAGCTTCTTCTAATTCTTTTAATTCTTTTAACCATATATCCTTAGCAGTTGTATTCTTATAAAATTCTAATTCTTCTTTAGCCTTATCATATTTATTCATTAATTCTTCAATCTTTTCTTTTGTAAGAGAAAATAATAAAAATCCAGTCAAATAATCATATGACTTATTTTCACCATTACTAATACTCAATTCAGGATACTTTAATTCAATTAATCTATCTATAATCTCACTTCTCTTTTGATGTTTAATAATAATTACATCATCTAATACCTGTTGAATATATTTCTTTTTATAAAATAATACTTCCAATTCATTTTCAAGATATTTAATAATATATTTTCTTCTCTCTTCATATTTTTCTAATCTAATTTTAGCATATTTTTCAATAATTTCATTAGGATTATTATATTTAGTAATCACATTATTTTCATATAAATGCATATTATTTATTGAAATAGTTGATTCAAGCTTAAACATCTTTTCAATCAAATTATTCTTAATAAATTTTTGTAATACATTATTCTTTAATGTTATTTGAATATTAATTGTATCTTCATCCATTCCCTTATTAATAATTTCTTTATAATCTTCAATGAATAAAGCATCTTCATTCTTCTTTTTAGTATCTTTAACATTTTTTTTATCCTTTTTAACTATTTTCTTCTCTTCAACAATTAAAAAGTTTTCCAATTTTTCTTTATAATTTTCAATTGATACATTAATTGGAATTTCCTTAATAAGAATTGTATTTTCATTTATAATCTCATACTTTCCTTTAATATCATAATAAATTATTTCATTCTTTTTTTTATCTTTTTTCTTATTTTCTTTAATTTCTCCATCATAATTTTTATACCATGGAATTAATTTAATTAATTTTTTATTATCTAAAAATAACTTTACATTTTTAATAATATCTAGTGGATTAAATAATGGAACATTTGATGAATAACCAGTTCCAATACCATCAGTTCCATTTACTAACACCATTGGAATAACCGGATAATATCTATGAGGTTCAACCATATCACCATCATCTATTTTAAACTCTAATATGGGTTCATCTTCCTTTCTAAAAATATAATCCGTAATTTTATTTAATTCAGTAAATATATATCTTGGTGATGCATGATCTTTACCCATTAATCTTCTACTACCAAATTGACCGTTTGGCATCAACAAATTAATATTATTTGAACCACAATAATTTTGAGCCATATTAATAATAGTTCCATGTAATGACGCTTCACCGTGATGATAACCACTATTTTCTGATGCATAACCAGCTAATTGTGCCACCTTAATTTCATTCTTCAAATTTCTTTTAAAACAACTATATAATACTTTCCTTTGTGAAGGCTTAAAACCATCACAAATATCTGGAATTGAACGCAAATTATCAGAATGTGAAAAATGTATTAATTCCTTATTAATAAAATCATCATAATACACTTCCTTATTATTAGTATCAATATACGCTTTATCATCATATACTTTAACCCATTCTTTTCTTGCATCCTCCTGCTTATCTCCAAATGCTAATATAATCGCTTTATCAGTTTTACTTAAATCATTATTCTCACTATCTAAACTTTTATAATCATCATCCTTTTTATTATCATCAGTTTTATATGTTATAACCTTTTTATCATAATCTTTAAAACATTCTTTTGCTTCAGCAGGACTTGATGTTCCTAAACCTTTAAAAAACTTTAATTTATATTTATTAACATCATGTTTTTCTTCCCACTTTTTTAATTCAAATATATTATAGAATATCTCTGGTTCTTTATTCTTACTATTTTTATATGCCTTAATTAATGGTGTAGCCATTGACTGAATAAAATCTAATTTTAATAATGAAGGCCAAAATCTATGTATCATATTCATTAACAAACCTTTAATATGATGACCGTCGTCATCTTGATCTGTAAGAATTAATATTTTACCATATCTTAACTTTTTAGTATCTTCATAAACAGTTTTATGTTTTAACCCTAAAATTTTAATAATATTTTCAATTTCCTCATTTTTTGATAATTTTTCAATATCACTTTTACTTGACATATTTAATTTTCTAACATTAAGTAATTTACCCTTCAATGGAAAAACACCATATTTTTCATTACCAATTACAGTTAATCCTGAAATAGCAAATGTTTTTGCTGAATCACCTTCAGTTAAAATTAAGGTGCAATCATCCGATTTTTTACTTCCTGCAAGTATCGCATCATTCAATTTTGGAATACCTCTCATTGTATTTGTTTTTTTACTATTCATCTTATTTAATTCTGCTTCCTGTTTTGATAAAGCACTCCTTGTAACTTCTTCAATAATACCGGTTTTACATAATTTTTCAATAAATTTTTCATTTAATACACAAGGAAACCCATCATTAATCCACTCATCCTCTTTTGTAGTTAATTTTTTCTTTGATTGTGAATCAAAATTAGGATTTCCAATTGTTGAATTAACAAATAATGTTATATTATCTTTAATTAATGATGGTTTAATTACTAAATCTTTATGTTTCTTTTTAATCTTTTCAATAACTCTTTTAATAATTTGTTCCATAATATAATCAACATGTTTTCCACCTGCAAATGTTGAAATTCTATTAACATATGATACTTGTCTATAACCACTTTTATCATCAAATAATACTCCAACACTCCATCTTTTATTCACATCTTGATATACTGTAGGAGGAATTTCATCATCATAAAACATTTTGATGTAATCTTCAAATGAATTAATATTCAATAACTCATCATTAAAATACACTTTAACTTTATTCTCAATTGATGTTGTTCCAGCAATATCATATGTTCTCTTTTTAAATAATAAAAACATATCCTCACTTAAACCCTTACATCCAAATCTTTTATAATCAGGAATAAAACTAATTTTTGTATAACCATCTTTTGACGAACTCTTTTTAATATCAGGCTCACTCTTTTTATACATATTATTTTCAAATAATTGAGTATATTTTTTTTTATTATTTGTATTTAATACTTCAATTTCAAATTTAGTTGAATAAATATTTGTTAATTTTGCACCATAACCATTTTTACCACCAACTACTCTTTTATTATCATTATCATCCTCAAAATTTGAACCGGTTAATAAATGACCAAAAATTAATTCTGGAACATACACTTTTTCTTTTTTATGCATTTCAATTGGTATTTGTTCCGTCTTAGAACAACTATTATTTGAAATAATAATTTCACCATTCTCTTTATTAATATTAACTTTAATTGTATCACATGTATTATCTCTAATAGTTTGATCTGAAGCATTAACTAATATTTCATCAAATATTTTATATAATCCAGCATTAATAATTCTTTCATCCAATACTATCTTATTTTTATTATCGTCAAAAATATATATTTTTAATTTATCATTCTTAATAGTATCCATATAAGTATCTGGTCTTATTAAAATATGCTCATGTTGAGTCTTTTTTTGATACTTATCTTCAATTTTGGTTCCTGGCATTTTAATAAATATTTATAACTATCTTTTATTTATATTTATTTTTTTATTTTCAATTTTTTAATATAATTTAAAATATTATAATATATTCTTATAAATGGCTTCAAGTATATTTAATGATGATAATGTTAATGAAGATATTAAATTTATAAATAATCATATTGGAGGTAATAATGATGAAAAACAAGAAATATTTAAAAAACAAGTTAAATTGAATGATTTTATTGATGAAAGTAGGGATACATTCAAACCTATTGAAAATAAAGCAAATAATCAAAAAAGGTTAAATAATGTTAATACTGAAATTAATAAAATATCTATTTCAAATGATTTAGTAATACCTGATAATTACAAATATGATAATTTTTTTCAATACTTATTACAAAAAAACTTAAATACAATCAATTCAAGAACAGTATTAACACATAATCAAGTTAATATTGATTCAAGACTTAAAAATAAAGAAACATTTAATGAATATGTAAATTTAAATAATGATCCTTTTGTATGTAATACAAATTCTAATATTTTAAATATTCATATTCCCAATAATGAAATTTCAAAATTTAATATTGGTGATAAAGTATTATTACAAGGATTAACACCTACTAAAAAAAAATTATCAAATGTTAATTTTAATTTTACAAATTCATCTAATATTGTTGTATTAAGTATTTTGCCTGATTTTACTTCCAAAAGTAAATTTTATGATATTCTTATTAAATTTGAAGGGATTACAAATGGTAATTCAAATTTTTTTGAAAATATACCAATTAATTCTTTAAATCAAATACAAAATATTAATATTAATAATAACAATGAATTATTTTTTGAACTACCAATCACATTTTATTCTAATAATATTAATACATTAATATCTAATTGTAAAATTTCTATTTTTAATATTTCAAATGTTCCTATCAATATTATTAATGCATACAAACCAATTGGTGATTTAAATTTAATTGAATATCACACAATTCACAATATTCTTAATAATATTATTGAAATACAATTACCCATAACATTTAATATAACTCAAACAGAACTAAAATTTGGAGGCTCAAATATTCAAATTGGTTATTTCTCAGAAAATACTTTTAATTCTAAATACACATTATATTATGATTTAAATAAAGATTATAGTAATGTAGCAAGTATAAAAATAATTAATTCTGCTATTAATATACCCTCTATTGAAACAGACAATGTTTTTATTAATTCAACTAATAATAAATTATATTGGAAAAATCTTATTGATGATAATAATACTGTATATAATATAACTATACCTAATGGAGTGTATAATTATATTAATCTACAAGAAATGATGAAATCTTTAATTGATAAAGTTAAAAGAATATCCAGTATTCCAAATTTATCTTTATTTAATAATATTGAATTAAGTTTTAATCCTAAAATTAGATTATTCTCATTTAAATCAATAAATGTATTTATATTACCATTATCATTTACTAATCTTAATATAAATAATAATATACATCAAATCACAATAGAACAAGAAAATCATAGCTTTCATGTAGGTGATAAAATATTAATTATTAATGCTATTGATTATTTTACAATATCTAAAGATAATATTAATGATATTCATATTATTACAAATGTTATTTCAAAAGATAGTTATGAAATATCTTTAATTAATATTAATCCAATTCCTGATGTTGGTGATACAAAAGGTGGTTTTAAAACAAGAATAATCTCTGATAATCCTTTTCAATTATTATTTAATTTACCTAATACAATAGGAAATATTTTAAAATTTAAAGATAGTGGTTCATCATCAGCAATTACACCATTTTCAAATCATACCAATGAATTTACAATTAATAATAATCAACCATATTTATTTAATACTGTTAATAATGAACCAGATGAAATTCCAATAGACCCAAATTATTCTTATTTTTTATTAAGAGAAAAAAACTTGAATGTATGTGATAATCCATTTTATCCAAAATATTTTTATAAATTTTCTTTTGATAATCGTTCAACAACAACATTAGATTTATTACAAGATACATATGTTGATTTCCCATTAGTATTTA